AGTCTAAAAGTTTCTATGGCTGATCTAACAACTTACACAGCTACTTCTATTGCTTCAGTGACAGTGGATGCTGGCGGATCAGGTTACACGACTGCTCCAACTGTTACATTCGCCGCCCCGGTTTCTGGTACGAATGCGACCGGTACCGCAGTACTTGCTGGTGATGCAGTTACTAGTGTGACAATCACATATGCTGGATCAGGTTACACTTCTGCTCCTACAATCACATTCACTGGCGGAGGTGGCACAGGTGCAACTGCAACTGCCGTTCTTTCTACTGCATGGGTATATGCCACGCAGTTTGATTATATTCCAGTTACAACAACATATGCAGCCAATAATAGCTCGCAGTTAGATGAAATGCATATCATTGTCATTGACGAAGATGGCGCTATTACAGGTAAAGCAGGGACAGTACTTGAAAAATTCGCTGGAGTATCTAAAGCATCGGATGCAAAAGACGACACTAACCAGTCCAACTACTACAAAGATGTAATCAATACTCGCTCTAAGTGGATTCGTTGGATGGACCACCCAACTAATGGTACTAACTGGGGTTCTGCATCTTCCGGTGCTATTACTTTTATATCTTTGGTTCCAGGAGATGGCGATCAAGAAGTTTCAATGGCAGGCGGCGCTGATAGCAGTCCAGTTGACGGCGATTTACAGTCTGGCTACGCTCTATTTGCTAATGATGAATTGGTTGATGTAAACCTTATCATGGCGGGCGGTCACAGTGCAACGGTAGGCGACTACATCATTGACAATGTTGCTGAGATTCGCAAAGACTGCATGGTCTTTATTTCTCCTCAGAAAGCATCGGTTGTTAATAATGCAGGAAGTGAGGCAACTACTTCTATTGCAGAACTTGCTTCTTACACTCGTTCTTCTTATGCGGTAATGGACAGCGGCTGGAAGTACATGTATGACAAGTACAACGATAAGTATCGTTGGATTCCTTGCAACGGCGATGTTGCAGGTGCATGTGTAACTGCTGATCTAGTTGCAGATCCTTGGTTCTCTCCTGCAGGCTACAATCGCGGCGCAATCAAAAATGCGGTAAAACTTGCATACAGCCCGAACAAGACTGACAGAGATGCTCTCTACAAAGCGGGTATCAATCCAATCGTTGGCTTCCCAGGTAATGGCATCGTGTTGTTTGGCGACAAGACAATGCTCGCAAAGGCAAGCGCATTCAATCGAATTAATGTTCGTAGACTTTTCATTACTGTTGAAAAGGCAATCTCTACAGCGGCTAAATTCCAGCTGTTTGAATTGAACGACCAATACACAAGAGCGCAGTTCCGTTCTTTGGTTATTCCTTTCTTGAGAGATGTTCAAGGCAGAAGGGGCGTATATGATTTCCGTGTTGTGTGCGATGAGACTAATAACACCCCTGAAGTCATTGACCAAAATCAATTTAGAGCAGACATCTATCTGAAGCCTGCAAAATCGATCAACTTCATTACACTGACATTTGTTGCGACACGGACAGGTATCAGTTTTGAAGAGCTTGGTGCCTAATAAATAATTCAATAAGGAGAAAAACTAATGAATATTGAAGACTTTAAAAGCAGATTAGGCGCTGGTGGAGCGAGACCTAATCAGTTTGAAGTAGAACTAAACTTCCCTACATATGTAGGTGCAGTAGATAAATCACTTAGCATCTTGGTTACGGGAGCATCCATTCCGGCTTCTAATGTCAACCCTGCGATTATTCAGTATAGGGGTCGTGAAATCAAGCTGGCAGGCGAGCGCATCTTTGATCCGTTCACAGTAACAATCGTCAACGATTCAGAGTTTGGTCTTAGAACAGCCTTTGAACAGTGGATGAACGGCATGAACGAGCGTGAGGGAAATCTAGGCGCTCTTACTCCATCAGAGTATCAGCAATTGCTTACTGTTAAGCATTTAGACAGAAACGATAGGGCGTTGCCAGGCGGCACTTACACAATGTTTGGCGCATTCCCAATCAATATGTCTGAGATTGCATTGCAGTATGCACAGAACGATATTTTTGAAGAATTTACAGTGACATTCCAGTACTCACACTACGAAGTTAGCTAATTTAGCTGACATATATAGTGTATAGTAGGAGAACTATATAATGGAAATTTTTGGATTTGAAATAAATAGAAGGAAAGCACAAGCGACTGAAAAGTCGTTTGTTGCCCCTTCCGAAGACGGTGCTATAGATGCTGTTCGATCTGGCGGCTACTATGGCACCTATTTTGATATAGAAGGTGTTGCTAACACCGAAGAACAACTCATTAAGAGATACCGTGACATCTCAATGATGGCGGATGTTGATACTGCGATTGAAGACATTATTAACGATTCTATCTCAAACTTAGACGATGAAAAACCTTTACAACTCAATACCGATGATGTGAAAGTATCTGCGGCAGTCAAGAAGGCAATACATGAAGAGTTTGCTGAAGTACTGAAGTTGTTTGACTTTAACAATCGAGCGCAAGATTATTTTAGACGATGGTATATCGATGGAAGAATTTACTTTCATAAAGTAATTGATTCTGCTAAGCCTAAGCAAGGCATTACTGACATTCGATATATCGATCCTAGAAAAATTCGTCTTGTACGAGAAGTAAAGAAAGAAAAGGACCCAAAGACAGGGGTTCAGTTTATAAAAGAGATTAAAGAATATTTTATCTATGATGATAAAGGAATTGCTTCTAAGCCGGGTCAGATAAGCGCATCAACTACGCTTGATAGCAAAGCATTGAAAATTACGAAAGATGCTATTTCGTATGTTCCTTCAGGGCTAGTAGATCAAGATAAAAATATTCCTTTGTCATTCTTGCATAAGGCGATTCGACCCGCCAATCAACTTAGAATGATGGAGAACGCTTCTGTAATTTATCGTATTACAAGAGCGCCCGAAAGAAGAATCTTCTATGTTGATACAGGTAACTTGCCTAGAGTAAAGGCAGAACAGTATCTTAAAGACATCATGGATCGGTATCGTAATAAATTAGTATACGATGCAGGCACTGGCGAGATTCGTGATGATAAAAAATTCATGTCAATGCTTGAAGATTTTTGGCTCCCACGAAGAGAAGGTGGTAGAGGCACAGAGATACAAACATTGCCAGGCGGACAGAACTTAGGCGAAACAGGCGACATTGAATATTTTCAGCGAAAGTTATATCAATCGTTGAATGTTCCTGTTTCTAGATTAGAGCAACAAGCTGGCTTGAACTTTGGTAGGTCTGCTGAAATCAATCGTGATGAATTGAAGTTTACAAAATTCATTGCTAAGTTGCGTAGACGGTTTAGTGTCTTATTCGATGACTTGTTAAAAACTCAGTTGATACTCAAAGGAGTTATCACTGAAGAAGATTGGCAAGATATTAAACCAGACATAAGGTACATTTTTGCATCAGATGCTTACTATACAGAATCAAAAGATCAAGAGATTCTTAGAAGTAGAATTGAAGTATTAAATGGTGTCGCTGGATATGTCGGGCAATTCTTCAGTAAAGAGTATGTACAGAAAAATATTCTTATGCTTTCTGATGAAGAAGTTAAGCAGATAGATTCAGAGATAAACAATGAAGCGGAGGCTGTTGAGCCTCAACCAGAAGGTGATAACAATGAGTGAAGAATTTGAGCAAAGTGAAATTAGTCCTGAAGATGCAAGAAAAGATGCAATCAGAGACATGATGGATAAATGGGCTGATGGTAATTTAACTGATGCGCAAGATTCGTTTAATAGTATTATGAATGTTCGTGCTGATAGTTTAGTAGCCGATAGAAAAGCAGACATGGCGTCTTCTATCTATAATAATGTTGGTAATGAAAGTCCTGAAGATGCAAGTCAAGACTGGCCTGAGGAGATGACAGGTGAAGTACAAGAAACAGAATCGGAGGAGCCCGAAGAGGCTTAGAGAGCAAATGAAGAAATTCAACGAGTTTAGAGAATCCGCGGCAGACGATGCAGAAGAAATTCGTACCAAAGCCGAGCGCCGTGCCATGAGAAAACAGAAACAACAGGCAAAATTAAATATGTCCGAAGAGGCAGTTCCTGTTGAAAAGCCTAAAAAAGATGAACCTTCTGCAAATCATCCAGCAGAAGACGGTGTTGAGGGAGATAGTACTCCCCCTAAACAAGGCAGCTCGGAAGATCCTAAACTTACTCATATGTGCGCCATGAAAGTCGTTCACCCTAAGTTTGGTGAAGGTAAGCCTATCATGGGAGAACATGCTGAACCAGATGCAACTGGTAAAGTCTGGTGGTACAAAGTAATGTTTGAACACGGCATTGAAACATGTGAGACATATGCACTAGAAGTGCTAGAAGAAAGCTCTCATGGCAACCACAAAAAAAAGAAGTAACGAGGAGAGAAGTTAAATGGCGGTCACTGTAGATACACTTAAATTAACACAAGTGCAAGGCGTGGTCGCCGTGCGTGAAGATGGCGATACACCGGCTACTGGTACTATTGCTCTAGCTACCACGCTTAAAAAGGCTACTGAAACACAAGCTAACCCAGAAGTCGATATTTCATCTATCTATTGGACTTTGGGTAGTGGCGTTACGGGTACAATTACAAGAGATTCACAGGTGCTTTACACGCTAAGCCTGGCTGGTAAGATGGAGTTTTATGGATTCTCAGAGAATACAGGAAATGATTCGGACATCGAAGTGGATATGGATGGCGCAGGAACTATTATTCTCTCAGTTAATAAAATTTCTGGCTACGGACCACAAGCACATCAAGGCGCGGACGGAGACTTAGGCTAATGCGACTAATAAAAGAACTCAATGAACAAGTACAATATATCCAAGAAGAGAAAGATGGCAAGAAAACTCTTTATATTGAAGGAGTGTTTCTACAATCAAATCTCAAGAATCGCAATGGACGCATGTACCCTAAAGAGGTAATGCAACGAGAAGTTGCTAGATATACGGCAGAACAAATTGATAAGAAGAGAGCTTTAGGTGAGTTAGGTCACCCTGATGGCCCTTCACTGAACCTTGATCGGGTTTCTCATATGATCGTATCTCTTAAAGAAGATGGCAATAATTGGATAGGTAAAGCAAAGATTTTAGAGACACCTATGGGCAAGATCGCTTCAAGTCTTATTGAGGCGGGCGCACAGTTAGGTGTTAGCTCTAGGGGCTTAGGCTCTATTAAAGAGAAGAATGGAATTAATGAAGTACAGGATGATTTCATGCTTGCCACTGCGGCAGATATAGTTGCAGATCCTTCAGCACCAGATGCATATGTTGAAGGTATTATGGAAAGTAGAGAGTGGGTAATGGTAGATGGTATCTGGACTGCCAGAGATATGGAACAGGCACAATCAATAATTCGTAAAGCATCTAGCCGTGAACTAGAAGAAGCAAAGATGCATGTGTTTAGCTCATTCTTAAATAAATTATCCAAAATTTAAATTTATATAAATAAACACAGACATGACAATCTAAGGAGATAATAAATGGCTCAGGTAGAATCCAAAATTAGGGAGCTACTCGGCAAGGCTAATGAAGTAGACGCTTCTGACGCACTTGTTGAAGAAGCTCAAGCTCTAGAGGAAAAAGCAGGTCTCCCCAACTCGAAAGATGTTGGCGACAAAACTGCTCCTACTCAGGGTAGCTCAAACGCAAATCCCGAAATGGAAGACCTTTCTGGTTCTGATGACAAAGGCGGTTTAACTTCGCCTGTCGGTAAGGCTGCATCTGCAAAGGCTTCTAAAGACAACACTCTTCCTAAAGGTCAGGGCGCAGGCAATGCTCCTAATTTTGACACGAAAGAAGATCCTACTTCTGTTGTTAATCAAGCATCTTCTCAGGGCGTTCGTGAAGAAGCTGAAGATGAAGACCAAGAAGTTATTGCTGAAGATGAAGTAGAAGATGGCGAAGAGGAGACTTTGTTTGAAGCTGATATCGCATCTCTTTTTGCTGACGAAGAACATCTTAGCGAAGAATTTAAAACTAAGGCTGCCGGTATCTTTGAAGCTGTTGTTACTGCACGGGTCACTTCTGAAATGGAAGCAATCGAAGCAGAACTCAAAGAAGAAGCTGAAGCGGCGCAGGCATCATTTCAAGAAGATATGGTAGATAAGATTGATTCATATCTTGCTTATGTCGCTGAAAATTGGATGAGAGAAAACGAACTTGCAGTTGAAAAAGGTCTCAGAACTGAAATCACTGAAGACTTTATCAAAGGCATGAAGACGCTCTTTGAAGAGCATTACATTGAAGTACCTGCTGACAAGTATGATGTACTCGGTGAAATGCAATCTCAAATCGATGAACTCAAAACTAAATTGGACGAAAGTATTGTTGATAAGTTGGAACTCGTTTCTGAAAAGACCGACCTTCTTCGCAATAAAGTATTGAGCGAATCTTCTACAGACCTCACTATTACCGAAGCTGAGAAACTGGCTAAGCTAGTTGAAAGCGTAGAGTTTGATAGCGAGGAAGTGTTTGCAGAGAAAGTTGCTGTAATCAAGGAAAATTATTTCCCCAAGGTTAAGGCTACTGATGACGACAAAATGCAAGACACTCTAGATGAGTCTTTCATCACAGAAAACAGCACAATGAACATTTACACTCAAGCTATTAGTAAAGCAGTCAAAAAATAATTTTTTATAAATAGATATAACAACCAAGTAAGGAGAAACTTAGATGTATCTTTCAGAAGAACTTCAAAACAAGTGGAGCCCTGTTCTCGAACATGGTGATCTGCCTGCAATCAAAGACCCGCACAAGCGAGCCGTTACAACCATCGTTCTGGAAAACCAGGAGAAAGCTCTTCGTGAAGAGAAGACTGCTATGTTTTCTGAGGCGGCGCCTAGTAACAGTGTAACTGGTGGCGGTGTTGACAACTACGATCCGATTCTTATCTCTTTGGTAAGACGGGCATTACCTAACCTGATGGCATACGATGTCGCTGGCGTTCAGCCAATGACTGGACCTACTGGTCTTATCTTTGCCATGAAGAGCCACTACAGCTCACAGACTGGCGCTGAAGCACTGTACAACGAAGCCGATACTGACTTCTCTGGTGCAGGTGCTCATGACGGTTCTAACCCTGTTGATGGTGCTTACACTACAGGTACTGGTGTTGCAACGGCTACTGCTGAAGATTTCGGCGGTGCTACAACTCTTAACGAAATGGCATTCAGCATTGAGAAGACTACGGTTACTGCAAAGACCCGTGCTTTGAAAGCTGAGTACACAGTTGAACTTGCTCAAGACTTGAAAGCAGTACACGGTCTTGACGCAGAAAGCGAACTGAGCAACATTCTGTCTCAGGAAATTCTCGCTGAAATCAACCGCGAAGTAATTCGTACAATCTACAAAGTCGCTAAGACTGGTGCCGCTTCTACAGCTACACCTGGTACTTTCGACCTTGATGTTGACTCTAACGGTCGCTGGTCTGTAGAGCGTTTCAAAGGTCTTCTCTTCAACATTGAAAGAGATGCCAATGTAATCGCACAAGACACCCGTCGCGGGAAAGGTAACTTCATCATCTGTTCGGCTGATGTTGCTTCTGCTCTTGCTATGTCTGGTGTACTTGACTACACTCCTGCACTTTCTACTGATCTGAATGTTGATGACACTGGCAACACTTTTGCTGGTACACTCAACGGTCGTTACAAAGTGTACATCGATCCGTACTCCGCAAACACTGGTGCCGCTTCTCAGTTTTATGTTGCAGGCTACAAGGGTTCTAGTGCATATGACGCAGGTCTTTTCTACTGCCCTTATGTTCCACTGCAAATGGTTCGTGCAATTGATCCTAACACCTTCCAGCCAAAAATCGGCTTCAAGACTCGTTACGGCATGATTGCTAACCCATATGTTACTCAAGCTAACGGTACAACTGACGGCGACACCTTCACGGCTTCTCGCAACCAGTACTACAGAAAAGTTAAAGTAACTAACTTGATGTAATAAAAAGAATTGCTTTAAGCAATCACTTTTGAAAGGGCTCTTCGGAGCCCTTTTTTTATGCATAAATATGATTATGGAAATAGTAGA